GCGCTAGTTGGCATTTTCTAATCCTAACTTAGTAATTAACGCCCTGACCTTTTCAGGACTTAGTGCTATCTCAAAGTGCATTTCGTCTTTTCTAGCCCAATCCCCGCCCCAGGTTAGGCCATACTTTTTAGCCAGGGCACGGATCATAGGTACCTTAGCTGCATCAAACGTACCCACTTTGCCTAAAGGATGCTTAGAGGCATTAAGGTCTATAGCGGTGCCGCTACTGTGGTTACTAAGTTTACCTGGCACACCTCTTACATCTCTGTAGCAATAGCCCCAATCATCTAGGGCCCCACCCTCTAACGGCTCTATTAACTCATTAAACTCTCTAGCAAAGTTAATAAGCAACGGAGCTACCTTTTCAGCGCATTGCAGTTTAAGGCCTGTGCCCTCTACCTTGTAGGCTTTTACGCCTATTTCGGCCTGCTCTTTAGATGCTGGCCAACTGTTGTAGCTAGTCTGCATTTACAATCTGTGCAGCTTTATAGGCTGCTACTTCACTCTGAAATTGAGCGTACTCTTCATCGTTCATTTCACGTTCAATTATTTCGCCTGTTTCGGTGTTATGGATTTTTATTAGTGGCTTAGTCATTATGCAATCCCCCATAGTACGTAAGTGCCAGCAGAGAAAGTAGCCCCGCCGTTTGTGGTCATAGTGATAGATGTAATTGCCGCTGCAGATGCTTTGTATGAGTGCGCGCCTTGTTGCGTAGCATAAGTACCTGAGGGCGGTTGATATGAAAATACGGATTTCATTAGTGGAATTGGTGTAGTAGAGGCATAATCGTAAAACATTAGGCTTAAGTGATTTTGACCTGGGCCGCCGTTTAGGTACATATTTTGCGCGCTTTGTGCAAATTGCCAAGATGTATCGGCTTGTGAACCATAATTAAACGCAGTTGCCCCACCGTGACCATAAACAGAATTACAGTAAGATCCAGCGGTTAAGCCGTTAAATTGAAACTTATACATATCATCGGCTGTACTACTTTTTGTGCCATAAACATCTAACATAAGATGCTTATATGATCCGCTAATAGAACTAAGTGTTACGGATGTACCTGAAAGAGTACCCGTAGCTAGTTGAGTCATACCGCCGCTAGCAGATGAGGCCCAGGCTAAGCCCGTACTTGCTGTTGAGTCAGCTGTTAGCACTTGTCCGTTGGTACCGACACCTAAACGAGCAAAAGTACCTGAACCTGTTGCAGGTACTAAATCACCCTTTGTAGTCATTGTTGTAGCCATTGAGTTGGTTACGGTTACCGTGCCGCTTGTACCACCGCCGCTAATACCTACGCCAGCTGTTACGCCTTCAATATCTCCTGTTGCACCTGAGGCTACCCACGCGGCACCGTCATAATACCAAAGGCCGTTAGTATCCTTAGTAAAAGCAAACTGCCCTTCTTGTGGTGAGGTGATAGCTGCATCTCGCGCCGCCGCTGTAGCAAAGACGTTAATACCTTGCATTAGGTAGCCGTTAGTGTCAGCTGCCGTTAATACTTCGCCAGTAGTAAAGGTCTTAAAACCTAATCCAGCTGCCATAGTCCTATCTCCTTAATAACTTAATACGCCGCTGTCAAGCAAACCGTATAGGGATGAGTTTAGTATAAAGCCGTCAATAATTGGCTCTAAAGTGGTAAGTGTTGTTTTCCAGCTATTAGGCGTAATGCTTTGAGCTACGCCAAACACCTGCAAAGTCTTTGTAAGGGTTGAACCCCCAGGCTGGTTAGTTGTAATAGTCACAGGATCAAAGTAATCAAGGCCTAAAGCTGCAACTATACCAGCGCTGTAATTATCTGTATAAAGGTCTAATTCAATAGCATCGCATCGGATGCTGGTCTCAGCTCTAGATGCCACGTAGGCACGAGCATAATCTAGGGCTACCGCATCGGTTTGCATTAGTAGGTTTTGTTGGTTGTAACTATGTATAAAATACTTAGCAATAGACGCGCTATTGGTAGCAGTTTGAGCTGTGCCACCTGTGCGAGTAATGCTAGCTGAGTTATAAACAAGGGTATCGTCAAGCCGCCATACCGCATTAAAATAACCAATATCTGAGCCGTTATCGTTAAATACTACGGGCGTGCGGCCACTACTGCCAGCTGTAACGCTACGATCTTGAAAGACAAACGAGCCAGCTGCATCTACATACAAGGCCCCATACTCGCTAGTCTCAACGGTTTGCATAGCAGCAAGGCTTGTTCGGGCTGTGCCTGGGTCTGCTTGCATAGTGGTTAGACCAGCATCTACGTCACGCATCGAAACAGGCCAGGAGATAGCATCTAATAAGTTATTTATTCTTGCACCGCTTAACTGACCCGCTGAGGTGCCAGCAACCGTACTTATCTGTGCATTTTGTGCGAGTCTAAAGGCATCTACAGCTGTAATAGTGGTATAAACCACGTCAAGGGCATTTTTAGGTGTGCTAGTTGTATAGCTGGTAATAAATCCTGAAAAGATAGGATAAGTAGTTGCCCCGTATGTAGCCGTAATCTGCACTTTACGCATAGGCGTTAAAAGGTTGTAGTACGGACTAGACGGGTTTTGAGGGTTAAAATCACCGTTTTGGTCAACAATACGCATAGTAAGGCTACCCGTTTGGAATTGGTCAGCTTGTGGATTACGTCCGCGATTAGTATTTATTTGATCTACTTGATTAGAGACATCTACAATTACTGAAGCACTATCTGCTAATACGTTAGTACCTAATATACCTGAGCCTAAAATCATAGCCTGGGCGAAAGAGGGGCCAGTACTAAAGTTAATAACCGCGTTTACTATAGGTACGGTCATTAGCTGATAGCTCCAGCGTAAGTAAGATTATTGCCGTATCGGTTATTTTCTTGTACGGCATTTTGTACTACCTCAATGAGGCCGCTAGTTTTATCTACAATAGTAACTGAGACATTACCCGCACCGTACCCAGCGCCAGTATTCATATTTGGGCTATAACCGCCAAGATCGCCTAACTTTTTTTGGAACTCTACAAGAGATAAAAATTGAGCGTAGTTTTCTTGCTCTTGTATCTGAGCCATAACATCGGCTAATACGGCTACCGCATCGGTAACCTCTAGAATAGCGCCTATAGATTCTTTGCCAGTTAGTAAAGGTAATTTTGGCACAGTTGATAAAATGCTCTTTGCAGGTTTCTTTGTAGTGGAAGTAATCCCACCGCCGCCTTGATTGAGTTGAGATAGCAAAAGCATCATCTCGTATATTTTTCTCAAAGCCTCATCTAGGTTGCTTTGGTTGATTAAATCCGTTGGCTTCAAAGAGTCTAAAATCATTTTTGTACTAAGCAATTTTATATTTTGTGATTGCAAAGTACTTAAAACAGCTAACTCAGCGTTAAGGCGTTTAGTAGCAATTTCAATACGGCCTACGTCTTTAGAGGCTATGGCATCCTCTAGCTCGTTTATAGCTTGTTTAACTTTTAACCGTTGTACATCATTAGCAATAGCTAATACCTGTGCGCCAGTAGTTGCTTTGCCTAGCGCCTCAGCTTGACCAATTAGGGCTGCGTTAAGTTGGATTTTCTCCATATCAAAAACGTCTGCGCCTTTACCTAAGGCTAATTGCGCTGCAGCTGTTGCTTTATCTAAGGCTGCTTGCTCTTTTTTAGCCTTTGTAGTTGCTAACGCAGCTGCCGCTTGCTGTTGAGCCAATTTAGCCAATTCTTTGTTACGTTTTATAGCATCATTTTCAGCTTTCTTTCTAGCCGCTAAATCTGACTTCTGAGTATCCTGGCTTAATACACTCATAGCCATATTGCCCGCACCTGTAGGCCCTACAGTCTTACCGCCCGCTTTACCACCACTTACATAATATCCAGGGCTAAAAGCCTTTTGTGCAGCTGTGCCTGTAAGAGCTGCTACGGCATTACCTACCTGAGTTACAACGGATGCAAAGGCTGAGGCCAGGGTATCAATTTTGCTAATAAGGCCGTCAACGCCATTACTGCCGCTTATCTTGATAATGGCATCTAAAAGGGCTGTGCCAATAGTCTCGCTAGCATTAGATGTAGCTACACCCAGCCGTGCCATTGATCCCGCATAAGAGTCAAGAGCTACGCCACCTGCGCCAGCAAAGTTTTGGCGTAGTTTGTTTTGTATCTGTGCAAAATCCATAGTTTTTAACTCAGCCTGAGTAAGTCCTAAGTTAAGTTGCTTTAAGCCTTTTGTGTTACCTACATAAGCCTGGCTCAAAATATCTACCGTACTGGCGTAATCCAAACCGCTGCCGCTAGATACATCAAAAGCAAGCTGCATTAATTCTTGTGTCTTAGTCGCTGAACCCGTCACCTGCGCTAGTTGAGAATAAGCAGGTCTAAGCTGGTCATCCAGCACAGCCGTTTGGGTCTCCATTGATTTTATAAAACTCTCAGCATCTACGGAGGCATAAGCCAAACCTACATTTTTAAGGTTTTGAGCTAATATCTTTTGTGCCTTTTGATCGTCAGCTGCAGCTTTCATAGATGCTTTACCGTAAGCCACAAGCGCCTTAGCACCGTATGCAAGACCAACAGCGCCCGCTAACTTCTTAGCTGAGCCACTTAATTTAGCCAGGGCGCTTTGCGCTTGCTTAAATCCTTTAGCATCAAACTCGCTACCAATATGAACATTAACGCCTGATTTTTGTACCATTATGCAGCCTTTTTAAGCGCTGAGGTATTGGCTCTATCGTAAAACTTAATCTTAGTATTGCTAATTGCTTTCATAGCAGCGCCTAGAGCTACACCTTGATTAGCTGCCCAAGCGCGGT